TTTCTTATGTCCAAAATCTTATTGATCCAAAATATTATGGCATTAGCCTTATTGGTATTGGCATTATCGTTGCTATACTTCGCTTTATAACTAATAAGCCGATTGAATAATGTTTCCACTTTCAATACTTTCTTATGTCAAAATTGGATTTGCTATATTACTTTTATCTGGTTGCTTTTATGGCTATATTGAGCATAATCGTTTTCAGATATATAAAGCAGAAATACAATCAATCGCTGAAAAACAAATTGCAGAAAATCAAGCAAAAATCAAAGAACAAGATTTAATTAATAAAGCATCTAAGGAAACCTATGAAGCTAAGCTATCTGCTCTTAAGTCTTATTATGGTGGGTTGCACAACTCCAGTAGCGGTCAAATGCCCACCCTTTCCAATACCTCCAGCACAGCTAATGGAAGCACCTCCGACCAGCTACTTGCTTGTGCCTATACAACGCAACAATTAATATCGCTTCAAGACTGGATTAAGCAACAGGCTGGATTATGAATTTAGATGCACTAGGAATATCCGAATCTTGGCAAAAACCTTTAGCTGATACTTTTGCTAAATATGGAATTAATACTTTACAACGACAAGCATGTTTTATTGGTCAATGTATGCACGAGTCGGCAGGTTTTAAGGTCACTCGTGAAAATCTTAATTATTCTGCTAAAGGTCTGATGGCTACATGGCCAAGCCGTTTTCCTGACATGGATACCGCAGAAAAGTACGAGCATAACCCTGAAAAGATCGCCAGTAAGGTCTATATGGGAAGAATGGGTAATACGACCCCCGAAGAAGCTGGAATGTATATCGGTAGAGGACTTATCCAAATAACAGGCAAGGATGCCTATAAATCGGCTTCAGAGGCGTTAAAGGAAGATTTACTAGCTAACCCCCAACTAGCAGAAGAACCACGCTATGCGGCTCTTACTGCGGGTTGGTTTTGGAACAAGGTAGGGTTAAATACTTTGGCTGACACAAGCGACTATCAGACCATGACTAAACGCATTAATGGTGGTGTTTTAGGTCTAGATGACAGGATTGCCAAGATAAACATGGCTCTCAATGCTTTAGGATAATCACTAAGAGCACAAAGCATATAAATAATATATACGCTACATTGCACCAGTATTTTATTCTTAGCTTATCAGGATTACCAATCATCCACTTTTGGATTTCAAGCATATCGGGATCGTGTTCTATATAACGGGGTTTAAGTGGGTTTTCGTCATACCTAGAGCTAATTAAGACTTTGCCGTTGTTTAGAAAATCGTTCATTTCTCTTGTGCCTTTCTTAACTATATCTAGCAATGATATAAACAACTACAGCACCAAGTAGCCACCATTTAAAACTGCCATCAAATACCCAATTTATAAAATTCATTTCTCTTGTGCCTTTCCAAACAATCTTTTAACAAGACCAGCCATTACTTCATACTCGTCTTGTGTCATGGTTGTTCTCATCTCGTCAAAACCTTCTAACTTAATACATAGCTGGAATTTTTCGGTGGTTAAATCGTAACCAGCTTTATAACCAAGTGCGATATTATTTGATGGTAAGAATTCTGTAGGACAAACTGTTCTTTTCCCATTTTCGCCATGTAGTATTAACATTTTCCATTTACTTCTTTTATTACTGCTCTAGCAAAATATAAATGCCCATCATCAGCAGTTTGCCTATCTATTAAACGAATTTGATGGGCAATATTTAGTATTTCCTCATCTGTTAGTGTCTTTGCTGGATGTAAGTAGAGTGGAATGTCATCTTCCCAAACCTTTACTGGAGAAAACTTAGTAACTTTTCCTGTTTCATAATGATGTTGCATCCACGCTACTGGTTCATTACTCATTAAAACCACCTTAGATCAGGAGCAGACATTTGGTTATGGTAGCTCTTTTGACGAACCCTAAACTCAAATAAATCCTCATGCTCAGGGAACTCGTTAGCAAACTTCCTAGCGTAGTGACTGATCCAGCCATCATCTATCTTAAAGTCACCTGAGTCACCTATAGCTGTTTCCCAGCGTACCCTATGAAATACACATTTAGCTGAAAAGTGCTTTTTTCTTGCCGCTACCTGTAACGAGAACTTTTTAAACATTTCCCATATATCAGGGTGTTTGGAGTCATAAAGCTCAAAGTTTTCTTTAGTCCATTTGTTATTCATATTACATACCCCGTTCTAAGATAATGTGTGCCAAATATAACTAATGTTAAAAATATAGCCAATAAACCGCCTAAGATAAAGTCTTTCATTTTCTGTATCCATTCTTTAAGTCATCATTTTTCCATGCCTTAATCTTGGCATGGGCTAGTTCTAAAGTTCTTGCAAAGCCGCTTAATTGACCGTTTGGGGTGCGTTCATACACAGTAAACCCTGAGCAGTCAGGTTCGATACTGTATGTGGCTAGACCATCGTAAAAGTCTTGTGCGTGTGCGTATGCGCTATGTGCGCTTGCATCGTCTGATTTGATACGGCTGGTGCGTTGTGCTATTGATTCCATTAGATCACTCCAAAGCTAACAGCCATTGTTTCGGCTATTGATTTTTTAATGATTACTTTGCAACCCTTAGCTTTGTATTTTGCGGCTGTTTGCTCGGCTCGTTCTTTTGAATCAGTTTGAGTAATAAACTTGCCGTCAGCTTTAACTACATAAACTGTAATTTTTTTCCATGTACTCATTTGTTGCTCCTTTTTCTATCTCACTTCCCAATGAAGTAATACCAGTATATTAAGTTAGCTTAACATTGTCAAGACATTTTATCTAAGGAAAACCCTAAGTTGCAAAAAAAATACAACAAAGAAGTTGGGGTACTTGCTTCTTTACGCTTTCCCCCGTTCCCGTGAAGGAATTAAAGATCGTTTTTTACTTGATAAAAACGCAATAGATACTGAAAGCACTCCCAGCCCTTTTGAAGTCGGGATTCTTCCACTTCTATTAATTTTACTTGGTTAGTAGTACCGTTAACAAATACTATAGCGCACCTTGCGTTAGGCAAGTTTAGGCCTTCACGATAAGCCGCTAACTGTAGTTCATGCTCAAAATATACATCAACTTTATCCAAATCCGTAGTCTTTGTTTTAAAGTCTACGATAAAGCCTGTACCCTGACCATTGATCTGTTTAGCCATGAGGTCGCACTTGCCACCAAAGCCTAGCGGATGTCCAAAAGAACGCTCAGAAAGCCAAGGCTGACTTCCAAACGCATTACTAAGCGCATTATCTATAGCATCAAGATAAGCTGGCTTTTCAGGCAAATACATCTGCTCAAAGTAACCCTGAATAATGTTATGGATCGCAGTACCACGCATAGCCGCTTCCATTCCTGTGGCCTTGCTATCCTTCATTACCCTACTTAACCACACATCTTCTTCTTCATTTTCTAAGCGAGGAAGTGTAAGTGCGGCCAAGATAGCTTGTTCTGCAAGCCAACGCTGGAGTCCTTCTCCTTTGTTTGCGACCCCGATGATGGTGGTAACTGAGGGCAATAGACCGAGTTTTTTGGCATCCCTGAGTGTTGTCGGTCTTTCGCCAGTTTTGCCGATGGTTGTATAGGCTGTGGTGCCTTGCTTAGTGTACCAATGACCATTTTCTTGTACCTTTTCAGTAATTATCATCAGAAGGGTATGTCCTTGAGGTCATCATCTTCTAACTTAGGCGCATCAGCTTCACGCTGTTTTTGCCCACGCCATTCACTACTTTCTGCAATCTTTTCTTTGTAGTATTTTGGCAACGCATCGTACTTAGCCTGATCGAACTCTGCTAACCAAAAATGATTAATAGGGTTTACGCCTTCAGGCTGGACATTACGCAATGCGCTAGGTACTGGACTAATACCGCTAATGTTGGCGTACTTGCCATCTTCTGAGTGCGTAATATTAACCATGCAGAACTTACCCAGTAAGGCTTTAAGGTCAAAGTTCTTACGATCTTCCGCAGTCATTTTTTTATTAGACCAAGACTCTAAATCCTGACGTAATCTAGCCTGATCTCCCAAGCTGACTGTATAGCGTTTAGACACGATTAAAGGCTTCTTATCGTCTGTCTGTAAAGGCTGTCCAGCATCGTCATCGCCATGCAATTCCCAAGTCAGTACGACCTTGTGCATGATCTTGGTTTCTCCAGCCCATTCGGTAGCTTGATGGCCCAAATCAATACAGCTATAAAGCCGTGCCATGTGAAGCCCAGCAGGGGCTATCTTAAATTCTTTGCTGTTGTCGCTAATAATCATTTTTCACCTCTAATTGTTGGAAAATTTTGCAAGCCAAATACATTGCCAAAGTCATTAATGACATCACGCAATACAGGGTTTACATGGGTGTTACGGGCTGGTAAGCCACACGCATAGCGTAGGTCACCGATTTCATCTGCGGATAAAAATACCCCATCCTCAAGGTCTTTAAAGATGCGTTCCAAATGTTGTTGGAAGTTGTTGAAGTCTTGATCTTGCTCACTCATAAGAGTTCTCCTATTAACACGGCATATACCGTACTTAGATATTAAGCCAACTTAAAACACAATGCAACACTTTATTTGCAATTTGTTGTAAAAATGTTAAGATAGCTTATGGATACTATTTCAGCAACAGCAATGATTAAGCTACTAGGTGGCTGTACTAAGGTAGCAAAACTGGTTGGGGTAAGCGTTCCAGCCGTGTCTATGTGGCAAAATAGCGTTATTCCTTATGACAAGCTGGTGATCTTAGCGGCTACCCTAGAAAAAGAAAGTGTCGGTCTAATCAATAGAAAGCAACTTTTCCCACTTTCTTACAAAATGATATGGCCTGAGTTGGAATAGTGTTATACTGTCGACAAGCGGAGTGGATTCTGCAAAGTAATATAGCTCTAAACCATAGACCCTTTTGGGTTGTTCTGTGTGTTTACTAAATGTTTTAGAGCCATTTATTAAGCAAATCCATCATAGAGCAACCCCAAAGGGTTTTTTTATTTCCGCTTGGTCTTAAAAGGTCGGCTAAAAACAACAGCTTTTAAGATACAAGTGCTACTGTGGGATAGTTGATGTAACAGCACACAAATAGGTGGCGAAGCTAGTGCCTATTCAACGAACGACTGGCGGGTTCTGTAACTCCGATGGAGCAGATTAAGGCGAATCTAGGAAGGCTAGGTTCGTTCACCGAAAGAGCAGTAACAAATCTTATATATTAAATATATATAGTAAAAAAACAACACACTAGGGAAAACACCTAGAATTAATTTAATCTAATTAAGATAACTTAACATATACTTTCAATATGGAAAATTTATTAATAGTTTTTTCTGTTGGAATATTCGCCATCTTTGGTTCTGTTATGGCGGTTTTGTTATCTCTTTTATATTGGATAAAAACATGACTTGGAATCTAAGGTTAGTAAATTTAAGCAACGCTTACGAAGATTATTTTGAAATCTGTGAAGTGTTTTATGACACGATGGGTAAACCAATGGGCTATAGTTCTGCCGCTATTGGTGGAGAAGATCGTCTAGAAGTAGATCGTTACATCGAAATGTGTAAAGAAGCCCTAGACAAACCCATTTTAAAGTTTGCAGACAATCAAGCTCTTGATCACACTAAAATGCTTGAAGATGAATGTGCCGCATTAAGGAAACAATTAGATGACATTCAATGATTTCTATAACCAGTACCCCCGTAAGATGGCTCGCAAGGATGCTGAAAGAGCATGGAACAGGCTAACCCCTATCCAGCAAGCAGAATGTATAGAAGCCATGCCTAACTACTTGAAGTATTGGAAGATCAAGGAAACCGCTAAAGACTTCATACCATACCCTGCGACCTTTTTAAATCAAGAACGCTGGACTGACGATATAGACATTGAACCAACCAAGAAACCTGAACTTCCTTGGTATTCCAGCGAAGAATTAACAGCTAGAAAAGCGCAAGAAGTAAACTGCCCTGCCTATGCTGGTGAAGGTTGGCAACAATGGCGGTCTAGAATTAGTATGAAGATTAAGCAAATTGAAGCATGAGGAGTATTTAGTAAGTTGGTATATAACTGTAGCAAAAAGACGGGGATGGCCCGAAGTTGTGCGCTTACTGGCGCAGAATAAAGAAACTGAAGAACGCATGAAGATGCTTATTAAAAAGAGATTAGGAAAATGATAGACCCCAATAAATGTATAGACTTTATATTAGAAAACGCAGGTAAATATGCACAGGCAAAGGGTGAATTGGCGCAACTTGAAGCGTACAAGAGTTCGCTTAAGGCTATCAAGATGGCTGAAACTAGCGAGCAATCTCTCGGGGCGCAGGAGCGTGAGGCTTATAGAAGCCAAGATTATCAGGATTTATGTAAGGCGATTGGAATTGCTACGGAAAAAGCAGAAAAACTCAAGTGGTTACTTGAAAGTGCACGATTACGTCACTCTACATGGCAGACTTTAGAAGTATCAAACAGAACACAGGACAGAATATTAAAATGATCGACTTAACCCAAGAATACTTAATTCTAAAAATGCTAATGCGTATGTATGACGATGCCCTTAAAAAAGATGACGCTGTAAAGATGTTAGAGATTAGCGTAGACATTGCTGAAAGTGCTGAGAAGTTAGAACAATTGTCTTGCGACCACGCTAATGACCAAAAATGAAAAAGAAAAACTCAGAAAAATTGCTGAATTGGGATGCTCATTATGTAGGCATCAAGGCAATGAGGGCACGCCAGCAGAATTGCATCACATTAGACGAGGTGGCGTTAGAAGCCGCTCGCCAGTTATACCGCTTTGTCCCTATCACCATCGAGGATCAAATACCAGTATTCACGGAATGGGTCGTAAACGGTTCGAGCAAGAATACGGAATCACGGAAGAACAGTTGTTGGCGCAAACGGAAAGTCTTATAGATGAGTAGCTGGCTAATTATCGTTACTGGTGCTATCTACGCTTACATAGGAATTGAGCAGGTAGCAAAAGGGAACCTTTCAATGGGCATTACTTATATGTCCTACGCTACTGCCAACATTGGACTTTACTTCATGGCTAAATAATGTAAAATGGTGCAATGCAACATTTAATAGGAGATTGCTATGTTTACATTTGATGAGCAGTTTAAGAAGTACGAAGAAGTCTTAGATCGCACCAAGCAAGCGTATGAATTTTGGTACAACTGCCTTGTATCGACTTGGAAAGACTTTTATAAGACTTATAAGTAACATTTAAGTTACCAGTCTGATACTTATAAGTTTATAGTTCCAACCCGTCAAAGCCTAATTCGTGTGCGATTAACTTGCATCGAGTTCTAAAGGCTTTGCCGTGTTGTGTCCACTTATCACCCTTTAGTCGGTGAAAACTCATGTGACAGCACTCATGCGCCAGCGTGGTTAACATCGTGTAGTAGTGACCACAACGGGCAGAACTAATTGTAATGGTGTGCTCATAGTCACCACCAGTATCTAGCTGGTAACTTCCCATTAATTCAGGGTCAGGCGTAATCAAAAACTCGATTTCATCGGGTAGAGGCATGGGCCACTTAGTAAACGGATACAAGCAGTACAGACTTGCATACGCATTACGGATGGCTTCAGGCGTCAATCTCATTTCCAGCTAATCCATTCTGTATTGAGTTTCTTTTTCTTGCGCTCTACATACACGGGCATACTAAATGTTAAACCATGCTCAGGATGAGTCAGCCAAAGTGCTTGACGTGGTGGCTCAAACCCAAAATTGTTGCTGTAAGCGTACTCATCGTAACCTTTAAGGCTACCGTTGACTATAAGGCGTTCTAGCTGGATTAATTGATGCCAATGACCCAAGAGCATCGTATCGTATTCCATGTCAATCTGAGCGTTCCTAGAGCGTTTACGATGGTCACCCCGAATGATTGGCCCTAAAGCCCCAATGACACCGTCACCCCCACGAAATTGATCCCCATGTGTAAGTAGATATTTATGTCCGTAGATTGAATAATAGGCATCAGAGCCATCGGGTATATGAAATTGAACACGCTTATCAGCCTCAAATCGTTTACTAAGGAACTGATAGAGTAACCAATCGAATGAGGTGAAGTTACGACCCTTTGCCCTGATCTTGTGCGTGTTGCGCCCATGATTGCCACTTACGCACGGAATAAAGACATTTCCGAACTCATCTGCTAGTGTTTGAATACACCAACACAAGACTCCAAACAAATCTAAGACTGTCGGCATGATTTCCATTGAGTTTGTAGCCATCAACTCCTCGTGGATGTCACCCGATACCATGTCCCCACCCAGTACAAAAACAATTCCCTCATAATTTGAGTGTGCTACATGGTTTTTTAGTAGGTCTATTGCCTTTTCTACCATAACCCTAGCACGATCTTGGGCTATAGCAACATTGTATTCATTCACACCGTTGATTTGATTAGGGTCTACAACTTCCCCCCAATGCCAATCCGATGCAAATAAGGTCGGGATACCTGCTACTGTCTTACCTTTAGGTGGCTTAACTAACCAGTTTGGCGTAGAAATCTTGGCGGTAGACATCTTTAATATCACTTTTTTGATATAGTCGGCTGTCAACTTTTCTTCTTCTTTGCCGTTAAGCATAGATTCAAGCTGTCTAATCTTATCTTGCGCTTCTAAAAGTTCGGTTAATTCTTTGTTAGCTACCTTGATTGTGGGCTGTAAACCAATAGACTTGGCTACCCTAACTCTTGTATTAAAGGTATTGGGGTTAATTCCTAATACTTTAGCCGCCCCAGTCTTAGTTCCTATCTTTGCATAAGCATTTAAGGCTTCTTGCAATTCTGCCCTTGACAACGGTTTTTGTGCCATGACCTACCTTTTGGTGTAAAGTTAGCTAATACTAATCTATTCTAATTGAAAATCAATGACATACGCACGAATTGATACAAATCACAAAGAAATTGTGGCGGCATTAAGACAAGCTGGCGCATCAGTCGTATCCCTAGCCGCTATGAAGCATGGGTGTCCTGATATTTTGGTGGGATTTGGCAATGAAACTATGTTGATGGAGATCAAGCGTGACTCTAAGGCGAAGTTCACACCCGACCAATTAAAGTTTATGGCAGACTGGAAGGGCGGCCCAATTGCTCGTGTTGACAGCGTTGATGCGGCATTAAGAGCACTAGGAGTAATCCAAAAAGTGTTATAAAATTAGATTACAGCGTTTAACTAAGGTCTATCATGCCACTCGTAAAATCAAAATCCCCTGCCGCAGTAGGTGAAAACATTAAAACCGAAGAAGCCGCTGGTAAGCCAGCAAAACAAGCACTTGCTATTGCTTTAAGCGTACAAGATAAAGCTAAAAATGGTCGCAGAGCTAAGATTCAAGCCGAATACGAAAAACACATGAAGTCTAGCGAAGAAAAAGGCGAAACCAAAAAAGAGTCTAAAAAGACTGAAATGGGAGAAATGTAATGGCTAACTGGATTGCA